TCAAGCTACATCATAAGTCACATCCGATAGCAAAACCTCAAACTCCAGCGCCGTCGTAAAGCCGCTATTGCTGAGATTGTGTGTGACTTTGCTCACTATCCAGTCTTGCGCATCGATCGCCGCTTTAAACCCGCTGACGCGTACCGGCGTTTCCGGCGTGATGTTGGCACGCCCCATGGCTAGCGACAGCGAGAACTCCGCCACACCGCGCTGAAGCTTTTCCCACTTCGCCTGTGCTGCCCGCATCGCGGCGGCCTTGGTGGCGTAAATTTTGGTGATCGCAAACACGTTATCGTCAGCCCCCACCAGATAATCGCCTTTCGCTGCCTCCGCCGGTTTCCCCGGTTTTTTACTGCTACCCGGTTTCGCCTTCGGGTGTTGCAGCGCGCGCAAATGCTGCTCTTTTGGCTTGCGCTGCAGCTTCACTTTCTTCGGCTTCGGCTGTTTTGTATTGAGCCAGCTCGCCGTTACGCCGGTGTAGGCATCCCGATCGGCAATGCTGAAACTGTGCTGATCGCCATCCTGCCGGGTGATTGTATACACCGGCAATGGCTTCCCGCCTACCGTGACGCCGTTCCCCGGTCGCAACAACAGCAGAGCGCCATTTTTCACCGCCGCCACTGCGCCGTTGAGCGTTGCAAGTCGGGTAATAAATGCCGCGTCCGTCTCCTGCGTCTGGTCGATATGGCTGATTTTGATGGTGCCCAGACCGGCGGCCAGCGAGGCTTTCAGCTTATTACGCGCAGCCACCTGCTGCACGATGTCGCCCAGGGTGGTGTCGTGGTAGGACTCATCGCGCCGGGTGTTCAGCGAGCCGCGAAAATCCGCACTACGCGCGCGAATAGTCAACGTGTCCGGCGCGCCCCGGTGTTCGACCTCATCGACCGTAAACTGGCCTTTTGGCGTCAATGGCGAGCCTTGCCAGCCGAGCGCCAGCGACAGCACCGCATTGCGCTGAGGCATCGCCATCAGTCCGTCGCTGTCGTCCAGTTCGATGTCGAGCTGGTCGGCCTCAAAGCCCCGGTTATCCGTCAGTGATAAAGAAATCAGCCGCTTGCGGATGTTCTGCGTGATGTCGTTATCCTGCAGCAACAGCGAGAAATCCGGGGCAACTCGCGCCCCGGCTGGCAGGCTTACGCCGGTGATCATGATAACAACCCTCCCATAGCACCGGCGGCCTTCCCGGCCATCTCTCCGGCTTTATCGTACAGTTCCCCGGCCTGCTGGCGCAGATCGCCAAACATCGCAGACAGGGACTCATCGACCCGCTTCAGGTTGAGCGTGAACTCTGTGCGACGCGGGCTGCCGTCGGCGAAAAACTCGGAATGCGTTTCAGAAATCGACTCGATCACAAACATGCCGTAAATCGTACCGGTTCCCTCAATAAGCGGCCACGCCCGGCCCTGCTCGGCCATCAGTTGCAGCGTCAGCAGTGACCAGCGTCCGCCGGTGATCTCCGGCAACAGCACCCCGGACAGCGTGATTTTTTCCTCATCCATCCCCAGAAATTGCGCTGCCGGGCGCAGGCCAACGCGGGCGTTGCTCGGCCAGCGATATTCCGCGTTGCGGCTCATGGACTGATACGGCAGCGTCTGCAGCATAAAAACAAACAGCCCCAGCGTTAACATCATCATGAATCTCCGTAAGTCATGCGGCTACGCGCGGCGGCCGCGTGTTTGCGTCGTTCGGCCTCGAGCTGGCGCGATACTTCGCGCGCAATGGAGGCCGCGTCTTGGCCGGGGGCGCCGTACACCTGAATCGTGATCGGGGCTGGCGCCGTGGCAGGTGCAGCAGCCGGGGCCGACGCCATCACCGGCGTTGACAGCGATAACATCGCCGCCGACAGCGCCGCCGTTTTCCGGCGCCCGGTGACGTTGGCCGGGCCGTTGACTATTTCCGGGCCACGCTCGCCGACGATGCCGAACTGGCCGCGCGGGATGATGCCGCCCTTGTCGAATGCCCCCGCATAGCCCGGCCCCGGCATCAGCTCAGGCGCCGGGCGATTGTATGAAATCGACGGGTTAACCTCCGCCTCATCGTCGCCAAACTTCATCCAGTCAGGCAGCATATCCGTGAGGCTGGAAAACTTATCTTTCAGCGCCTGCCAGCGCTCGCTAATGCCGTCCATGATGCCGTTAATCATGTTCATCCCGGCTTCTTTGAACTTGCTCGGCAACGCCTTGGCGGTTCCAACAAGATCATCCCATTGGCCCGTCAGCCATGCCTTGAGGTTTTCCCATGCTTCCCTTGTCGCTTGTTTAACGTTTTCCCACGCCTCCGCCGTCGCGGCAGTAATCCCAGCCCATGCCCCCAGGGTGGCATTTTTTATCGTTTCCCAGACCGCCTGGAACTTTGGCCCCAGCGTTTCCCAGTTCTGCCAGATGTAAACGGCCGCCATGGCAATCAAGCCAATCACCGCCAGAATGGGGTTAGCCATCATGATGCGGCCCAGCCACATCACCGCCGTTCCCACAAAGCGCAGTCCCTTTACCAGACCGACAAACGACAAACGCCCAGCGATTGACATCAGTTTGAGCATACCGCCGCCCATCGTTAGCAGGGCGCGGCCCACCACGCCGCCGGTAAACTTCATCACGGTGCCAAGCCCACGGGCGGCGCCGATCAGTCCCTTAAACGAAAACTTAGCGGCAACTCCGCTCAGCCTAAACAGCCCTTTGGTTAGGTTTAGTGTTGGCCCCATTAACAAACTAAAACCGGTGATTACTGGCCCGGCCAGAAACCCCAGAATTGCCATTCCGCCGATCACTGCCGTAAGCGCCAGCACCAGCTTAAACAGCGTGCCGGACAACTCCGGGTTATCCTTTGCCCACTGACCAGCGACGCCAAGCCATTTTGTTGCACTTTGGGTGAGTTTCCTCAGCCCGGAGTCCTGTTTATCGAACACCTCGATCTGAATATCCTCAAAGGCAGAGGACATATTTTTTAAATCACCGTCGAGGTTATCCGTTTTCGTCTTGGCAATCTTTTCTGTTGCCCCTTTGGAGTCCGTTACCGTCTGTTTTTTCGCGTCTAATTTGCCGTTTCCGGCGGCGTCAATCAGCTTGATCGCCCCCTTCATTGCCTCTTCGCCGAAAATGACTTTCAGGTATTCGGCCTGCTGCGCGGTGCCGAGCTTGTGCTTTTTAAACGACCTGTCGATTCTTTTCAGGATGCCCTCAATCGGCAGCATGTTCCCTTTGCCGTCCTTGGTCTTTACGCCCAATTCTGACAGCGCATCAGCCGCCTGCCCGACAGGCGCCTGTAACCGCGTAAACATCGCGCTGGCCGCCGTACCGGCCATAGACCCCTTGATGCCGTTATCGGCCAACACGCCCAGCAAAGCGGTAGTGTCCTCGATACTGGCCCCGGCCGCTTCGGCGATCGGCGCGACGTATTTCATCGCCTCGCCAAAGTCCATCAGGTTGCTGTTCGAACTGGTGAATCCTTTGGTCATCACGTCCGCGACGCGCTGGATCTCACCGATCGGCATGTTAAACGCCGACTGCATGTTGGTGATGATGTCGGCCGCATCGGCGATGTCCAGATCTGAGGCCAGCGCCAGATTTACCGTTGATTCTGTCGATTTCAGAATGGCATCGCCGTTAAAACCGGACTTGGCGAGCACCGATTGCGTGCGGGCGACGTCCGTCGGCGAAAACGCGGTCGTGGCGCCAATATCCCGCGCCTGCTGACGAATGGCGGCCAACTGCTGGTCGTTCTTCGCCAGTCCTAGCGTGGCCTGCGTATCTGACATCTGTTTGTCAAATTGCACGCCCGGCATCATAAAGCGGCTTTCTGCATATCCTGCCGCCGTGGCAACACCCAACCCGACGGCACTCTGATTACGGACTGTTGCCCCCAAGGCCTTCCCCGCCTGCGCGCGTTGCTGAATGCGGCTCAGTGATTCCTGTTTTTGACTCAGGCGCTCCAGCTCGCCGCGCTGGCGGCCCAGCGCTGTCGTGGCTTCACTGGCGCTGGCCTTCAATCGGCGCTGTTCGGCGCTCAGGTTCCGGGTAGCGATGCCGTCAGCGTTGAGCGCGTCACGCTGTCGCTGCACCGACTGGCGCAGGCCGTTGTATTTCGTTTGCAGCTCGGCGGCGGCGCGCTTTGATGCCTCCAGCAAGCGCGCTTGCTGCGCCGTGGGCTTTTCCGTCGCCTTGAACTGGACGGCCAGCGCGGCCGCCTCTTCCTTAGCTTTCTTCAGTGCCCTGCCGGTAACAGCGAGCTGTCCCTGCGCCTTGCGAAACCCGTCAATCCGGGCGCTTTGCGCGTCCAAAACCTTGAGGGTTTGCTGCGTGGTTTTGATGTCAGCGGCCAGTGATTTACTGGCCTGTTGGATACTCTTTAGCGGGCGGGTGGCTTGGTCTACGGCCTTCAGCAGCACCTGTAGCTGCAGGCTTTTACTCATCGTGATTAACTCCGCTGCGTTGTAGTGCCTTGTGGCGCCAGTTCAACAGCTCCGTGAGCGTCATTCCGGCCATTTCAGACGGCGGCCAGTGGAAGATCACCGCGATGTCCGCCATCAGGTCATCAACGCCCAGCCGGGCGTCGTGGATTACGCCGCCGAGTTCGGCGACAAAAAACCGACCACTTTCCCAGCCAGCGCCACCAAGTCCGGCAGCTCAAGGCGCGCGCATTCTTCTTTTGTCAGGTTCGGCACGGTCACACGCGGCAGCACAACCAGCAGCGCGTCAACGTCGGCGTTGGCGATCGCCGCCAGCCCGACGCCGCGCAGCGCGCCCGCGTTCGGTTTAATCACCTGCACATCGGTGATGGTGGTTTCACCACGCTGGATCGGGGTGTCGAGGGTAACGGTATTTTCTTTTGCGTCTTTCATTGTGTTCTCTCAAATCATGGGGAAAAGGGCCAGCCCGGCGGGCTGGCGCAAAAATTACAGGCCGATCGCCTTGCGATGCTCGGCCAGCCGGTCAACGCCGTTGACATTTTCGACCATGTTCACGGTATCGACCTCGATCAGCTCTTTGCCGTCCACGGTCAGCTTGAAGTAAGTACACTCGGTGGAAACCTTGGTTTCGGTGTCCTCGCCCTGTTTGTACTCGCCAAAGTCAATTTCTTTGTGGCGACCACGCATCACCACTTCCACAGCGGACACCTCGCCGGTGTCGTCACGCTGGAATGAGCCGGCAAAGCGCAGCGGCACGGCATCGACGGCGCCCCACTGTTTCAACACCAGCTCATCAATGCCGCCCATCGACCATTCAACGGCCAGCGCGTCATCGTCCAGCCCCATATCGATGGAGGCCGCACCGTTCATGCCACCGCCCCGGTATTTCTCCAGCTTGCGGGTGAGCTTCGGCAGCGTCAGCGAGGACACCACGCCCATGTAGCTGTAGCCGTCGTTGAACAGGTTCAGGTATTTCAGTTTTTTCGGCAGTGCCATGTTCTAACGTCTCCTTTAGCGGTTCACGGATGCCGCAAACGTCGCAAGATAGCGATCGGTGATGCGCTGGCGCAGGGTTAAATCTTCCAGCGGTGGCACCGGCGTGTAGTCGTAATCGATAAACAGCTTTCCCGCCTTCAGGGTTGCGACAGTGTTGGCGCTTTCGTCGTACCAACAAGTGCCGTCGATAATCAGCCCTGCGGATTTCAGCTCGCGGAATTTCGCGTTGATACCGTCAATCATGTCGCGCACCAGCGTAGGCGTTACCGGGCGGTCAACAGCCCATAGGTGCGCCTCGGCCATGGTATCGGCCAGCACCTGCGCGGTGCGAGTGTAGTTCTCGAACAGGAACAACGGATCATCGGAACAGGTGCGGGAACCCCAGAATTTAAAGCCGTCTTTGCGGATCAACGTGGTGACGCACGCTTGGTTTAACAGGTCGGCATCGGTGCCGGGCGCCTGCAAATCCCAGAACACGCTGGCGGTGATGCCGGTCACGCCGTTAACACCGACGTTTGAAAGCGTCTTATGCCAGCCGGTTTCCGTGTCGATTTTGGCACGCAGGCCCAGCGCGCGGGCGGTGGCATAGGCGATGTCGCTCTGGTTGGCGGTGGTGTTCCAGCTGACAAAATCCGGCCAGATCAGCATCAGCTCGCGCTGGCTGAAATTGTCGCGGTACTTAATCGCCTCTTGCACGGTCTTGCAGCCGTAGGCACTGATATAGCCGAACGCGCGCAACTGCAGGCAAATCCCGGCCAGCGCCGTCGCGACCTCCTGATTATCCAGCCCCGGCACGCCGAGGATGCGCGGCTTAACGCCCAGCTCAGCCTGTGCAGATAACAGCGCTTTCATGCCGGTGTAACGGCCTTCAGCGTTCGCGCCGCCGATGATGTTGGAGGTGGTTTCCGCAGCGTCTTTGCCGGTGGCAACGCGAACAACCACAGTGACCGGCTTCGCCTGTTCGGCGATCGCCCGCAGCGACGCCGCCAGCGTGCCTTTTTTACCGGCCTTGCCGGAGGCGGCCAGCACATCGGTGATAAGTACCGGGGTATCGAGCGGGAAAACCGACGCGTCGGCATCCTCCGCCGTGCAGACCATGCCGACGATTGCCGTCGATACGGTGGAAATAACGCGGGTGCCGTCGTTGATTTCGACGACGCGCACGCCGTGATGATAATCGCCCATTAATTTGCTCCGGGTGGTGAGTAGGTGCAGGCATGATGACGCCCGGCGCGCCGGGCCGCACGCGGTGGGTGCTGGAAGGCCGACCAGACAACAGGCCGGGCCGGATTGGGGGATTTTGGAGGGAATAACGATCGCTCGCGCCGATCAATAACGCTGTATTGATCTATGCAATCAATTGGACGGATTTTATCCGGGCGGGGTAATGTCGAAAGGTAGATGCGGCAACATCAGGGAATACCGCAAATACAAAAGCCCGCATCGCTGCGGGCTTTTTTCTTAGGCGCCGGGCGCCACCGGCCAGTCAATATCCGGGGCTGACATATCAAGACGATTCAGCGTCACACGGTATTTTTTCCAGTCCGCCAACAGCGCTTTTTCTGCCTCGGTCGCCATATCCAAATCAACAGCATCCTGAAGCGGCGCAATAGCCGCGCCCGCTATCGCCAGCAATTCATTTTTTCTGGCTTCAGCCCTCGCCATCTTTTCTTCTGCGGAATAGGCGCGCGGGCTCACCTTCTTACCGTCAAAGACCCACTCACCATTAGCCAGACAGCGCTTTGGCAGTTTCGTTGTGTTCAGCTCAATAACCGATAAGCCAATCGGCCACAGCATCGACACATCGCTGTTAATCGCGCAGATAATGCCGCTTTCGTCATAAGCCAGTTTTACGGTGTCCGGCGAAAACAATTTTTGCGCGGCGTACCAGTCAATACCGTTATCATCCTGAAGATAAATCACGTTCTCGCCGAGGAATAATTCTTCCGGCGTGTATCGCTTCAAATTCTTAATGTGTTGCATTTTACACCGTTCCAATTGTTGCCCATGTGCCGTTAATCAGCACCTGAACCGCTGAATAAGCGCCCCAGATTGAGGGGTTGTAGTTTGAGCCGGACATACCCGTATAAACACAGCCCGACGGTAAATCGATGCGCCCGCCGGTATCCGCAATAACCGTGCGCCCGGCCATGCGCACACCCTGAACCAAATTCTGATAGGCCCAGTTCTGCGCATTGTTCTGCGCAGCCGAGATATTTTGATTAAGCCAGTTGCTGAGGTATCCGCCCCATGCTGACCCCTGTACGTTTCCGTCCGGATGCCACGTTGTCCCGCTGGATGTGGTGATCGCAGGCCATTTACCGCCGATATGAATACCCGACTCAAAAGCGGCGGCGCCGGTTCTGACATCCACAGAGAACGGACGCAGGGCGTTGAATGTGCCGTATTGGTCATTTTCGTTTGTCAGCAGCAGATAAAGCCGGTTGCCGTCATTGCGCCAGAAGGAACCGAACCCGCCGCCGACCATGCGATAATTATCAATATGGGTAGATTGGATCTCCGCGCTGGCCTTTAGCGTTCCGGTTAACTGCCCGCCGGTCTTCGCAAGATAGCGGCCATCTGCTTCGGTTTTATTCCAGGCATTAACGTCACCGGCCAACAAATTGACATCAGCGGACAACGGCTTACCGTTCACCTTGATAGAGCGCAGCGCGTATTTCTGCGCGGCTTGCGCGTCGGTCAGCGCGCCAATATCAGCAGCCGTTGGCTTGTAGTGTGTCGTGTACACCTGCGCCCAAGCTTTAGCCGTCGCCGGATTATCTTCCCGAGGAGAACGTAGCCAAAACTCCGTATTACCCGAGCCGATCGCAAATTGGACATGCCGGTATTTGTTGAGTTTGAACGTCATCAAATTACCGAGATTCCCTTTAGTCAGTGGATAGCCGACTGATTTATCGCCGAGCTGTTCAAGGGTGAAACCGTCCGGCCGTGTGAGGTCGCTGTCGGCGTTTGTGGCCTGCAAGCTTTCGCTGGGGAAAACCACTCGCGGCAACGCAAGCGCCCCGGTCATGGTGTCGCCCGCCCGTTTCACATAGCGCCCGTCGGCTTCGGTTTTATTCCATGCGTTGACATCACCGGCCAACAGATTGACATCTCCGCTCAACGGTTTGCCGTTCACCTTGATAGAACGCAGCGCGTATTTCTGCATAGCTTGCGCATCCGTCAACGCACCTGTTTCTTGCGCGGTAGGCGGTTTCGCCGTCGTATAAATACGTGGGTTTGCCCCCTGATTAGGCTCAGTTCCCCAATGCAACTCGTTATCCATCCCCAAACCAAGACGCATCAGTGCCTTCCCGGCGACTTGGAAACCGATTGATAAATTACTCTGTGCTGAAGGGCGGCTCATGACCAACGGCGTATGCTGGTTTCCCTCAATATTCAGTGAGTCCCCATCCGTTTCAGCGTTGCCGGGCTTAATAGCCAGTTTTTTAACCGTGCCGCCGGACAGCATCAGAAAACGGCCATCGGCTTCGGTTTTACTCCATGCACCGACATCGGCGGCCGTTGGTTTGTAATCCGTGGTGTAAATCCGTGACCACACCACCCCATTTTCCGGCCGGTTAGAACGGCCAATAAAGCCGTGCCCCAACCCCGACACGCTGACATAGCCCGTTGAGGGTGCGGCATCGCAAGGCAAGCTCAGCACCCCGGCGGCAATATTTCCAGCGATCGGCGGCTTGTTCTCAGAGGTCGCATTCAGCCGGTAAATTTGCGCAGTGTTGCAATAAGCGTTATCGAAAGCCCGCGCACCCGCGCCCAGACCAAACGCACCGACCTCCATCAACTGCCCGCCATCCACCCCGACGTTTTTCGTCGCGGCCGTACCTAACGCCAGATTGCCACGCGCGGCGGCCTTGTCTGGCAAGTCGGACAGATTGGCGGCCTTTTTCATGCTGGCATCGCTGACCGTTTTAAGCGCCTTCGGCGTGCTGGCTTTCGTTTCGTCGGTACTGGTTGTCGCGCTGCTCAACTGTACCAGCCCTTTCGCTATGGTGCTGGCATCCGGGTGATTGCGGGTTTTCTCATGCGCGGCGATCGCCTCAGCCACAAATTCTTTTGTCGCCAGCACGGTGTCATCACCGGCGATCACCTGAATCGCTTCGGAACTGCTGACAATCAAAATCATGCGCAGCGTCTGCGTGCGGCCGCTGCCTTCTGCCAGCTTCGGCTTGTAGCTCTCCGCCATATTGCTGACGGCAATCAGCGTCCCGGCCTCGTCATAGAGGCCCATTTCACGCAGCCAGAAGCCGCCGACGTTCGCCGGAATAATCATTTCGGCCAGAATGTGATTTTTCACTGCCTTATCAATAGTCAGCCCATTGAGCGCCGCACGGCATTTCTCATTGACGAGCGTTGTTTGTGCCGGGTTAGGTGTCGGCAGCGTGCCGTTTCCGTCGCCGACGGCCATAGAGACGATTTTCAACTGCGTGCCGCCCGCGCTGGCGGCGGCAATCTTGGCCGCCCCGGCGGTGGTAATAATCGCTTTGTATTTGCTCATGGTTTTCTCTTATCCGGGGTAAACGGTAATGACATCGCCATCAATAGCGGCCGCGCCGGTGTAAATCCGGCCGGGGATGTCCTGCAAAATGTTGAGGCCGATCAGGTGGCGGCTCAGGGGCTTGGCGTCGGCGATAAGGCGCTCCATTTCCTGATACATTTCCTCGGTGATGCCGGTTTCAAGTACGCCAATATCCAGCCGGAACGTGCCGGGCGGATCTGCGCCGTCGGTGTGGAACCATTCGATAACGTTGATCAGGTAGCCGAGCGGCTCCACCACGCGGCGCACGGCGCCGATGGTGCCCTTGTGCCGGTGAATGTAGAACGCAGCCGAAACCACGCCCCGCTTCACGTCCTCCGGCCACGCCTCATCCCAGCGATCGACAGAGAACGCCCACGCCAGATAGGGCAGCAGATGCACCGGGCAGGTTTTCGGGTTCCACAAATCACGCAGGGGAACCGGCACGCGCTCCAGCTCGGCACACGCGGCAGCGGCCGCAACCTCCAGCGGTGATGAGCCGACAGGCAATAAGCGGTTAGTCATCGGCGCGCCCCGGTGTGATTTTCACGCCGGTGCAGTAACCCGCCTGCGTTTTATCCAGCACGATGTCGGTGGTCGGTTGAGCAACCTCAACACGTTCAACACCTTCTACGGTCAGCGCTGCGATGATGCCGGAGCGCCGGATACTGCGGCCTAAGCGGCGCATGGTCAGCACATAATTTTGCAAACGTTGTTTCGCCTCCGTGAGGATCGGCGCAACCTCCGGGCCGGGATAGAGAAACAGCGTGGCATCAATGCCATAGCGGGTTATTTTGGCCGCTTGCACGATGACACGATCGGCAACCGGGCGCACATCCTCATCATTCAGCGCATCGCGGACAACCTGCAACAATTCAGGGCTGGCGGTGCCGTCGCCGTCCCGTGACAACACGGTGACGGTCACGTTAGCCGGTGATGGGCTGATTGCTGTCACATCAGCCACCCGGCCATCGGCCGAGCGGGCGTGAAAACGATAGGAACCGGCCGATCCCGCTGTGCTCATGCCTTCGAAAGCATCCTGCAGGCGCAGGCGGTAATCTTCATCCGCTTCCATGATTGCCGGTGTCGGCGGAATGGTGCTCTCATCCGCCGGGACGATCACCAGTCGCGGCGTGTTGAAGTTTTCGCCGAGCTGGTCGAGGTCTTCGCCGGTGGAATATGCCAGCATCACCGCTTTGGCGGCATCATTGACGCGCTGGCGTAAAATCACCTCGCGGTAGGCGTTCTCCTGCAGCAACTTAACGATCGGCTCCGACTCCAGCGCCAGCGTGCGCGCGACGGCCTCCCGCTGTTCCTCCGGGTAAAGCGAAATCAGCGTCGCCTTACGCTCTGCCAAAATGTCTTCATAATCCAGCACCTCAACGACGATCGGCGCGGGCAGTTGGCTTAAATCGATAGTTGCCATGGTTTCAGCTCACAGGAACAGACAGCGACAGCGCGCCGGGGGCATCGGTGCGGGTGCCGGTGATGTCGATCACCATCTTGCCGTCATAGGTGGTATTAAAAGCAATGCCGGTCAGCTTGACGCGCGGCTCCCACGCCAAAATCGCGCTATAGCAGGCGGCCATAATCTGCAGGCGCAGCGCGTCGTTCTGCGGCTGGTCGAGCAGCTCAGAGAGCAACGAGCCATAATCACGGCGCATCGGGCGCGAACCCTGCGGCGTGATCAAGATGTCCGCCACGGACTGGCGAATATGCTCGATGTCCGTCAGCGTGCGGCCGGTGCATCGGTTCATGCCGATATATTTGGCGCTGTTCATGACAGCAGCAGCCCGATAAACAGGAACCAGCCCCAGCCGGACACTCCATTAAGAGCCAGCATGACAGCACCCGATAAGGCAATCGCAGCACCCAATCGAGAAACAAGAGCGGCCAAAATTACTGATAGGGTTTTCATACAGGTGTCCTCATGAGGGTTCATCGGTTCTCCCGCCGCCGATCTGGACGCCGCCGTGGGTGTGCGTATCAACAACAACTCCGTTGGATGAGAACGAGCCGCCGCTATGCTCAATGTTCCCGCGCATCGCCCCGCCTTTTTGCACGTCCAGCGTGCCGGTGGTGAGCTTGTTGGTGCAGACCACCTCCGGCGCATCGAGCGTGATTTTGTCAGCCTTAACGATCACCACTTTGGTGCTGGCGGTGATGGACTCCGACGCCTGCACGTCAGCGGTTTTAATGCCGGACACGCTCAGCGCGCCGGTTTCCGGTTCATACTCGATGACCGCGCCATCCGGAAACGCGATATGCAGCGCATCCGCCGACGCAGACGGGGCCGGGAAGTCGTCAGAGAAAATGCCGCACAGTACAAACGCGGTATCGAGTTCGCCACCCAGCGCAAAGATCAGCACCTGCTCACCGACCGAGGGCGCCGACCAGCTGCGAGTACGCCCGGCGCGACAGGTTAGCCAGTTGAGCCAGTCGGTAAGATTGCCGCCGGTTTCGACGCGGCACAGGCCGTTATCAAGGTCAACGGTGCTCACGGTGCCGATGCGGATCAGGTTGCGCAGCAGGCGCAAAATGTCGTGTTGATTGTTCATGCTGGAAGGATGCCGCCCGGCGCGGGCGGCGACAACGCGATGAGGTTGGAAGATCGGAGGCACAACAGGGGGTTATTCTGTGAGGTGTTCTATCACGGCCGTTTCTATGATTTTGACGTCATCCGGGCCAAATCCCAGTAACGGACGGGCCTCATATTTTACCGCCTCGCTGTGCGGCGTCGGCCGATCGCGCAGGCCGTAATGGTGAACGTTTACCATGCGTTTCACACGCCCGACAAACTCAACCACGGCCGCATCGCTGTTGCCCTGGGCTTTCAGATAGCGGGCCGTGCGCAGCTTGGAGAACATCGCCCGATCGCGCAGACGCTTTTTGCTGCGAAGCCGCGTTTTGCGCGGCGCGTAAGGTGTACCGTCCGGCGCCTGCTGGCGTTTGATGTGTTGCTGTTGACCGGCGCGCAGTCGCTTTGACACGGCAACGGCCAGCGACTTACGCGACTGCGGCGACAGCTTGGCAATCAGCCCGGCCAGCCGGGTGTCAAAGGGGTTAAGCTCGCTCATGCCATTCACTCACTAATTCGCCGTGAACAAAGAGCTGCATCGGCCGCGTCACGTCCTCCGGTAACGGCGGCTCCGGCAGGTGCTCAACATGCAACGCGCCATCGCCTTGCTCGAGCACCAAAACACGTTCGGTCAGCTGCAGCGACACGCTGAAATCGTAAGAGCCGTTGTTGTTAAAGTCGCTCGCAAAGGTGATCCCGGTGCGGCGCTTTTCCTCCGTTGCCATGATGTCCGGCTGGTTTTCCCGTAGCCATGCCTGAACCGGCACCATGATTAAATCCAGATCGCCGGTATAGTCCAAAAACAGCAGGTTCAGCGTATAGCGGTACTCATGGGACAGCGAGACGGCAAGCGTGGCGGCCACATTGCCGCGCTCTACCCGAACTTGCAGGTTTTCAGGGTTGCGCTGTAGCCACGGCAGGCAGCGTGTCAGCTCAGCGCGGAGCTGTTGCGGTTTTAACATCGTGTTGTTCCTGACAGTGTTTTATCGTTTCGACCTGCACCGCGCAGGCCGCCAAGGCGTTTTCAAGCTGGCGAATATCGGCGCTCAGATCGCCGTTAGTCGCCGGGCGGCTGGCCGGGATTTGGCACGGACTCACTTTCGGACAGCCAACGTAGATAATCCGCGGCGCCGGTGAAGCCGGGGCGCTGGTGCAGCCGGGCAACGTCAGCAGGCAAAGCAGTGTTAAACCAATCGCGTAATTGCTGATTTTCATTGAGTAGCCTCTGTATTTTCTGCTCGCGCGTCAGTGCCAGCCGGTGCGCGGCGTTTAGGTCGCCCCTTAACTTTTCCTCTTCCTGCGCCAGCACACCTGCCGCCGCCTGCAGCGTGTCGATCGCCGCGCGGGTATCGGTCAGCGCCGCCGCAATCCGGCCGTTCTCCTGCCGGGCGCTTTCCAGCCGTTCCCCCAACGTGACAACCTGCCATTTCATCCAACCGGCGACGACCAGCGCCAGCACCAGAAACCAGCCGATCGCGCGGCTCATGGCGCGGCCCCGATCAGGCAGTGGGCCAGCTCCGCCGCCCGGCGCCGTTCCAGCCCCGGCGATTTGACGCCGTTGACGAACACCCAGCGCGGCAACTGCTGGCACGCGTTGCGCCAGTCCTGCCGCTTGATGAAACCGGCCAGCGTAGAGCCGCAAGCGGCCGTGACGCCGACGTTAAAGGCAAAGGACACCACCGCGTCATAAACCGGCGGCGGCATCGTGACAGGCATACAGCGGCCTATGCCGCGCTCCACGCGATACACGTCGGCGACGAGGTTAACGGCAGCTTGGCGCTCGCTGATAACCGCGCCGGGCTTTACCCCGGCCGTGTGGCCGATGCCGCTTGTCCAGACGCCCGCCTGACACTGGTAAGGGGATAAACGACAGCCCTCGAAATCGGCCAGCAGTCGCAACCCGGCCTCAGAGATCTGCAGTGCGCTGAATTGCGGCAGCAGCACCGCCAGCGCCAGCACGGCGGCCACGCTGCAGCGTTTAGCGATTGAGTTCATCGTAAACCCTCCGGCTAACGCCTAGCTTGTTCAACAGCTGGTAGCTTTTGCGGCGGTAGTACCAGTTAACGAGGAACGTCCCAACGCCAACGGCGGCGCCGACCATAAAGGCGATGTCCTGCGGACTGTATCGGCCAATCCAAGCGAGAAAGGCCGCTACGGTATAGGCCACCCACGACGTAATTTTCTCCATTGCTAATCCCATAAATTGACGGTTTCACGCTGCGGCGCGGCGGTCACGTCCGGCAGCTCTACCGGGTGGCCGTGGGGCAATATTGCCCCAGCAGCGGCCAGCCCTTCATTTAGCGAATAAACCTGCTCAACCACGCCCTGCGTGCGCCCGTAGTAGCGCCAGCAAATCGCGTCAACGGTGTCGCCCTGCAGAGCGTAGACTCTCATCAGAGCAGTCCGATGATGCAGTGGCTACGCTCGGCCACGTTACTGATCGCGTTGCGGGCGTTGCGCCACAACTCACCGATCGAGGCTTCAACCACATCAGCCTTGCGGCCGCCGGTGGCGGTGGTGTCGAAACTGCGGTATTGCTCCGAGAGCGTCGCCATGGTCATTGCGCTGACCGCGTTGCGGTATTCGCTCACCCGCACGCTTTCGCCGTCGAGCTGTTCGCCCGGCACATCCTCAAGCCGCTGATAGCCGTCGGCCATCTGGTCGCGGCGGAAAATGAACAATTCGGCGTTCACCTCCGCGATCGCGCTTTTAATTGCCAGCCGCAGGCGCGGGGCGGTGATTGTGCCTTCAATGCGCATCACGTCGCGCACGTCCGCCGGGTCAATGTCCGGCCAGAAAAAGACGTTTTTAACGATCGGCTCATCCTCCGGGCGCGGTGCTGGCGCGTCCGGGCGTGGCCGTTGGATCACAACGGTGCTCATATGACCTCAGAAAGTTAGGGGGCGGTGGACGACGGCGTTAACGAGGTGAAACCTGTCGCGGCCGTCGTGCCGCCCGGCGCGGGGCGCGTTCTGTCAGCGGCTGGCGACGGTGCGTATCGCCCGCTCCAGCCGTTCAATGTCCTTTTTCACGCCGCAGCCGTTATGCAACTGCAGCGCACGCTTAAGGTGGTTCAATGCCAGTTCAGCCCTGCCCGCCGCGCGCAAGACGTACCCGGTGATTTTGTGCAACTTGGCGCGCACTTGGTCGGGCATGTCTTCTGCGTCGGTGAGTTCCATCGTCTGCGTGAGGTGGTCAATGTTGACCGGCTCCCCGGCCTCAAAGGCGCGGGTGGCAGACTCGGCGACGTCTTCTGCGATGAGGTATGGCGTGGAGCGCGCGAAATTGCCCGGCGGCGCCAACTGGTAGCGCAGCGCATAGCGGGCGATGTCCAGCGCACCGGGAATGTCCCCGGCATCCAGACGCCAGATCATGACCGTCATCAGAATGGCGTCCTGCGCGCCGCGACCTTCGGCCAGCACACCGGCAACCCAGGGGGCATAGTCCGGCAGCAGTTGGCGCTTGAGTTCGGCCTTACGCTCTTGTGAGCGCACCTGTTTGAGCTTTCGCTTATCTTCATTGAGTTTAAGCATCATCCGTTCATAGCCGTTGGCGTGGCGCAGCGGGTCATTCTCCCGCTGCGCGGCCTCGACCGCTGACTGGCGCATAAGGTGACGGCGGGCAGGGCTGGTCATGGTTATTTACCGCCTTTCGCTTTGTCGTCTGCCGGTGCTTCCTCCGGCTCTTTCACTTCGGCGACTGGCTCCGCTGGGGCGGTGGCAACCTTCACCGCTTCAACAATGGCACCGGCCAGCGCCTTAATGTCATCGCCGGAGGTCGGCAGTGCGGCCTTGGTTTTTGGCTCGGTCGGCTTGACGGTCAACAGCTCGATGTTCTCCACCAGACAGCCGCAGGCGTAATCCTCCACTACATAGTCCTCGTTGATGGACTCATAGTTTTCGATGCGGTCACGCTTCGAGTTTTCCACCATATGGCGGCGGTGTGTGTCTTCCTGCCAGTAGATCGACAGGTTATCCATGCGCGTAATCAGCAGCGCATCCGCCGGGAAGTACGGCACGCGCACAGCGGGCAGGTTGCCGATGCGCTTCTGGCTGATAATCAGATCGGCGGCCATCGCTTCAGTGTTGGGCTGTTCCTGATTGACGAGCGGGAAATACTTGTCCGCCAGCAGCTGGCGCCCGCAGATCACCACCAGTTCAGGGTCTTCCTGATACCACGGCGCAATCAGGGTGTTGGTGGCATCCATCACCAGTGCGTCGAGGTTGCCGTAATCGCCACCGACACCCACGCGAACTTTTTCAGACTCCACATTGCCATCGATACCCACGATTTTATCCAGCACACGGCCCGGCGCGTTCTCGCGGTACTTCTGCAACCAGCCCGGCGCAATGTCCTGCAGCAGCGGGAATTTAACGCGGTTGGAGGTTTTGGCGCGGTGCGTACCGTTAAAGCCGATCATGATGCGGTCGAGCGCCTGACGTTTCACAATCGCATCGCGTAAACGGGTCTGGAAGTCCTGATAACGCGCCCACAGGTCGAGAGTGTTGTAACGGATATGGAAATCGTAGTTCACCTGTTGGCAGAAATAGCCTTCTGCATCCAGCGTGGCAAAGTCGGCCGTTTCGCGCTCATCGCCGCCGGCGGTGTCGGTGGTGCTGGCAATCGTGCCGCTGACATCCAGCCCGATTTTTTCGCCTTTCATTTCCGGCACCGGCACGATGTTGATGCGGGTCAGGAACGTGGAGGAATCCTGTACGCGGGTCATAATGGTCTGCGTAACGGACGGCTCGACGCTGAATTTTTTATCCAGATCGCCGGTAGCGACGCCGTTCAGTTCGGCGAGGCGGGACAGAAACGCATTAAATTTAAAACGAGTTTGCTTGCGCATTTTTCTTCCTGTTTTTGTTCGGTTTTATCGGGTGTGACTGTCTTAGCAGTCGGTCAGCACGTCTTGCGCACTGTTGCCGCCGGTGGCGTCCGGGCGGGCCCGCTGGCTGAAATCTTCCGAGGCGGAAAGCTGGGCTTGCAGCGCGCTGAACGCATCACTGCCGGTTTTTACCTGTTGCTTGAGGTCGGCAACCTGCTCGCTCAGTGCAGCGAATGTCTCGGTAAAGCGGGCGTCCGCTTCCTGCAACTGCTCGGCCACAGTCATCACCGCGCCTTCCATCTCGCCAAAGCGCACATCATCGGTGGCCTGCTTGCGACTAAACATCGATTTGATGCGGGCAGAGAATGAGGTTTCCGGGTCAGCGACCGGCTCAAAATCGAAACAGACTTCCAGCGGCGCGGAGAATTCGACGCTCTCGTGGCGGCGGCTGAACTCCAGCATGTCAGTGCCGAGGCTCGCCGGGTCATCGGTGACGGCCAACCCGACCAGATACGACTTGCCGGTCTTGGCGAAATCGCGGCGGATCTCCATCGAGGTGAAAACCTTTTGGCCCGCGCCGACCATCGACACCAGATCGGCTGTCGGGGCCAGACTGGCGTACAACGCCCACTTGCCGTGCAACAGCGGTTCGTCCGGCTCGTCGATTTTCTCGGCCTTCAGCTCAACCACGCCGCCGTAACGACGGAAATAGCCATCCGGCAAAATCCCCTTGATGTGCTCCATGTTGATGCGGGCGCCGTACACCTTCGGGCTGTAGGTCGCGGCCATCTGCTGAATATCCGCAGCGCCGATCTCGCGGCCGTCAACGGTGTCGCCTTCAACGCCGATGCGGAAAAACTTAGTAACTTTCTTTGCCATGTAAACGGCTCCGGTTGTGGTGATTGGGTTCGGGGCTAGTTTCGGGGGAATGGCGCCGCGTCTCAACGCGTTGCGGTTGGAAGATCTGAGGCACAACAAGGGCTTAATGCGAGTCGCCCGGCGCTTTCGTAGCCTTGGCTGCATGAATACGACACCGGCAACAACCATTATCAGCGATCCGCGCCGCCAAGCTGCCTTGCTCTACTGGCAGGGCTTCTCTGTGCGCCAAATTGCGGAAACGCTGAACCTCAAGGGGCCGACCGTGCAGAGCTGGAAACTGCGCGATAAATGGGACGATATCGCGCCCATTTCCCGCGTGGAGCAAAGCATGGAAGCGCGGTTGATTCAGCTCATCATGAAAGACGTCAAGGAGGGGAAAGACTTCAAAGAAATCGACCTGTTAGGCCGCCAGATTGAACGGCTGGCGCGGGTCAATCGCTATTCAGCGACCGGCAACGAAGCGGACTTAAACCCGAACGTCGCCAACCGCAACAAAGGCGAGCGCAAGCCCGCCGAGCGCAACGTGTTCAGCGAGGCCGCCGTAGAGAAGCTGCAAAGCATCTTCACGGAAACCACCTTCGAATATCAAATGGGGTGGTATCGCGCCGGGCTGCAACACCGTATCCGCAACATCCTGAAATCGCGCCAGATCGGCGCCACGTTCTTCTTTGCCCGCGAGGCGTTGCTCGATGCGCTGACCACCGGCCGCAATCAGATTTTCTTGTCGGCCAGTAAGGCGCAGGCGCATGTATTCCGCAATTACATCATTGATTTTGCCCGGCTGGTCGAGGTTGACCTGAAAGGCGATCCGATGGTGCTGCCGAACGGCGCCCGCCTGATGTTCCTCGGCACCAACGTGCGCACCGCGCAGAGCTACACCGGCAATCTGTATCTGGATGAGTATTTCTGGATACCGAAGTTTCAGGAGCTGCGCAAAGTCGCCAGCGGGATGTCGCTGCACAAGCGGTGGCGCACTACCTACTTTTCCACGCCGTCGAGTCTGGCGCACTCCGCTTATCCGTTCTGGTCGGGGGAACTGTTCAACAAAGGCCGCCGCAGTAAAGCCGATCACGTTCAGCTCGACCTCAGCCACAGCCACCTGTCAAAAGGCGTGCTGTGCGGTGATGGGCAATGGCGCCAGATTGTCACGGTTGAGGATGCGCTGACCGGCGGCTGTAACCTGTTTGACCTCGATCAGCTGTCGCTCGAATACAGCCCGGCAGAGTATCAGAACCTGCTGATGTGTGAATTTGTTGACGATACCGCGTCGGTATTCCCGTTCGCCGAGCTACAAGGCTGCATGGTCGATACGCTGGAAGAGTGGGAGGACTTCAACCCATACGCCGTGCGGCCGTTCGGTTATCGCCCGGTGTGGATCGGTTACGACCCATCGGAAGCCAACGGCGGCGATAGCGCCGGGTGCGCGGTGATCGCGCCGCCAATGGTGGCCGGGGGCAAGTTCCGCGTGCTCGAGCGCCACCAGTGGCAGGGCATGAACTTTGCCGCGCAGGCCCAGAAGATTAAAGACCTTACCGAAAAATATTGCGTGGAGTACATCGGCATCGACGCGACCACCGTCGGCCAAGGTGTTTTCCAACTGGTGCGCGAGTTCTTCCCGGCCGCGCGAGAAATCAAATACACGCCGGAAATCAAAACCGCCATGGTGCTGAAAGCAAAAGACACCATCGCGCGCGGCTGTCTGGAATACGACACCAGCCACACCGACATCACCGCCGCCTTTATGGCGATCCGCAAAACCATGACCGCCAGCGGCGCGCGCTCAACCTACACCACCAGCCGCAGCGAAGAAGCCAGCCACGCCGATGTTGCATGGTCAATCATGCACGCCCTCTTAAACGAACCGCTCACCGCAGGCAGCGGCCACAGCAGCCCGAATATTTTGGAGTTTTACTGATGAGCAAACGCAAAGGCCGCAAGGCATTTACCACACCGGCGCCAGCCCCAACAGCAGAGCAGAAGCAGGATTTTGAGGCTTTTACCTTTGGCGAGCCGTCCGCTGTGCTGGATAAGCGGGAAATTCTGGATTACATCGAATGCACAACCAATGGGAAGTGGTACGAGCCGCCAATCTCATTCGATGGGCTGGCGCGCAGCGTGCGCGCCGCCGTGCATCACAGCTCGCCGATGTACGTTAAGCGCAACATTTTGGCATCAACGTTTATTCCGCACCGGCTGTTAAGTCAGCAGGAGTTTAGCCGCTATGCACTGGATTATCTGGTGTTCGGCAACGCCTATTTAGAAGAACGTCAAAACCGGCTCGGCGCGCCGCTGCAGCTGAAATCCTCCCCGGCCAAGTACACACGCCGCGGCGTGGATCGCGGCGCTTACTGGTTCGTGCAGGACTGGAAAGAGGCGCACCGCTTCAAGACCGACAGCGTTTTTCACCTGATTGAGCCGGACATCAATCAGGAACTTTACGGCCTGCCGGAGTACCTCAGCGCGCTTAACTCCGCCTGGCTGAACGAGGCGGCGACGCTGTTCCGCCGTAAGTATTACCAGAACGGGGCGCACGCCGGTTACATCCTGTATATGACCGACGCCGCGCAAAGTACAAGCGACGTTGACAGAATGCGCCAAGCCATGCGTGATACAAAGGGCTTAGGAAACTTCCGCAATCTGTTCATGTACGCCCCGAACGGCAAGCCGGACGGCATTAAGATTTTGCCGCTATCCGAGGTCGCCACCAAGGATGACTTTTTCAACATCAAGAATGCCAGCCGCGACGATTTGCTAAGTGCGCACCGCGTACCGCCGCAGATGATGGGGATTATCCCGAACAATACCGGCGGCTTCGGGGACGTGAAAAAAGCCGCTCAGGTGTTTGTACGCAACGAGCTAACACCGCTGCAAGAGCGCATGAAGGAGGTGAACGACTGGATCGGGGAAGAGGTGATTAGATTCGCGCCGTATGAGTTGCCGACCGAATAAGCAGAAAGCCGCCAGTGATTGGCGGCTTTTTTGTTGGCGCTGGATCAGGAATGCTTTTCGATAACCAGATCAACACCTTCATTCAGCAGTTCATTAATCGACTGCCCGGTGGCCAGTGCGGCAATGGCTAACGCCTGATGGCGTTCCGGCGACAGGCGGGTGGTTACTTTGCCGCTGTACGACTTGTAAGGCTCGATGCCGTCTTTATGGCATTCATCGAGAAAGACCGCGAGTGAGATCGCGCCTTCTTTCTTCAGCTCGTCCACGCTGTAGGCGTAGAAGTCGGCGCCGCCATTCAGCCCGACAAACTCTCCCCGGAACATTTCAATTTCAGGGTCGAAGTTGATGACGGCCGTATGGCCGTCAATTTTCAGTGTGTTATTCATCATGGTTTTATTCCTAAGCTATCCAACCAGATCCGAATGGAGTTAACCGCCCCCTTGTCAGTGGTAGGTCTGGGGTGTGGCCGGTGAAAGACTCTTTTTTCACCTTTCAACAGCACCGCGATCCTAGAACCTTCCCTTTCGTGAATCTCCGCCCCTAATGCGGTAAAAAGCGCCTCAATATCAGACCACTTTATAGAACCGTTGACAGGCCGGGCAAACACATCTGACAGCGTTTTTTGGTGTCGTTTGTTCATGGGGTTTATAGTATCACTTTATGACACCATTGCAAGGGTATTATGGTGTCATTTTTTGGTGTCACTGAATGGCGATGTTATGCAGTGCGCTGTAAGCGCCTGAGAGCGCCATCATGGCGCCACAACATCAAACCCCATTCTCATACAAGTATTGCGATAAATCGCCGTGACGGGACGCTGGCGGCTCTTTTGGGAGGGGTTCAACACGGCTTGCGCGCAATGCTATCCCCGCCTCGCCTGCGCGCTTTATATGTCGCTTTTAATGCAGTTGCATGATCCGTCGCGATCCGCGCCAGTGCTGGTATTGCAGGGATAAAAATCGTACCGGATCATCATGCGATTTCATGCAGCCAACGCAAATTTAAAAAGATAAGCCCCTTCCACAATGAGATCTACACATGCAATGACGAAGCCTTTCATTTCACTATTAATAAGGAAATTAAAAATCTAGATAATCATTTTAAAAACTAGCACCATCATCTTTTCTTGCCTTTATTAATATTGATTTGTTCCTTTAACTCCATTAACGTTTCTATCAACTCATGCACCTTGGTGCTAGGATTGTCAGTACCACTACTTTCGGCCGCTCGTAAACTTTGTTTAGCCTTAGTGATAACCTCATTCAAATCCTTTGTTTTCAATGAGTTAAATGTTTTGTAGAAAATACCTTTAGCTGCTTTATCATATCCTTTAATATATTTTTTCAACTCAGAGACGACTTGATCCCCAGCACTTTTCCCAGGCAACCCTCTATATTCCTTTGTTGAATAAGTATAATGAAGGAGTAACCAAAACTCGAAACAAGGAACGGAATTCACTGTAAACCATACCTTATTAGGTTTAGCTCTTTTAATAGCATCCAATGCTCTTAAATAATCAACATGAGCATCTTTATCAATTACAATATAAATTTTGTCATAGGGCGCACCTTGGGCAGCCATATCTTCTTGTTTTTTCTTTGCATGTTTCACAACACACATAGGGCTGGATCCAGATTCCCCAGTAACATCAATTACACTTGCAGTTAATAATCCAAAATGAGAAATCAAATCCTCGAAATAAGTCGGCTCAGTTTTCTCACCTTCACAAGCAATAAGAATCTTCATTAATGGTGCTTTTGTGGCCTCTTTCCTCGCTAAATCTTTAGATGTTTTTGGGCCACGTCTTTTTTTAAATAAATCCTCACTCCCCATCTTCGCCCCCAATCCATTTTCTAATATTAGGAAGGGCACCGTATCGACCATCTAAATATGCCGCCTCCAAGTTCTCTCTCCCTTTTCTAGGGCTATAATCAGTCAATGGGTAAATGTTAGTTTCGCTTTTATCATTTTTCTCACAAAACCAAACTTGATCTCTTCTGAAAACACTCTGATTTAGAATAGATGTTTCATGAGTTGAGAAAATTAGTTGAGCCCCTTTTTTATTTGTCATTGGATCATTAAATAGCTTAACTAGGAAACCAACTAGCTTAGGATGGAGTGTATCATGCAGTTCATCAATCAGAAGAACATACCCATTATCCAGAGCATCCAACCAAGGGCCAGCTAATGAGAAAAACTTCTGTGTGCCGTGTGACTCCTCCTCTAATGAGAAAGTTACGGACTCTCCTTTATCATCATAGTGAACAGTATAGATATCAAGAACCTCCTTATCTTTCATATTTGAAATGACAATTTTCTTGATATCTTCTGGCATTTCTTCTGGCAAGGTTTCCGGATTAAACTTCTCTTTTTTCACTAAGATGTCATCAATCCCTACATCTGCAGCTTTCAAAAAACCAAGAATATCTTTCTTAGTATTTTCAGTGCACCGCTTAGCTGAGAATGAATTATTCCAACCAGATACACCTGACATTCTAAGTGTTTTTTGGAACCACATAAACACTGGTTTCAGTTGTTCACTGTTTAATTGAACCGCTGTCGACAAGAACAAAGCATTCGCCCTTGTAGAACGCTGCCAGACTTGTTTTTCGCCCAGTAAATAATTACCGAAATCCCAATCATATTCTAATGATTCAGCATTCCAAGAACGATAATACCATTTTTGAGGTCGGCCTTTAGGGTATGCATAGAGCCATTCATCAATGATACGATCCTGCGTAGCAGAAAATCCGAATTGATATCGAACCCCTTCTGCAATAAAAATAACTTCGAATTCTGTTGGTTGCCCGACTGACTCAGAACTCAACTTAAATGGATATACAGCAATATTCTCACCAGCTTGATTGTTGGCAGCTGATTGAGTGACAAGATCCATCATTGCTCGTACAGCAAGCAGTAGGTTAGATTTTCCCGCCGCATTCGCGCCATAAATAACTGCTGATTTTAAAACGTTTAAGTTTACACTCCCTTCAACCTTAAAGACATTACTATCTAACTCATTGCTTTTATTAGCAATAAGAGAAAGTGTTTGTCTGTTTTTGATTGAGAGATAGTTCTCAACATTGAATTCAATTAACATTTTTTGCTCCTTTAGCTCGGTGCTGTGAACTCTGTAAGAGCAGCTCACACAACCGCCAAAACCAACTTTAAATGGACTTTATGACAAAAAAAGCCAAAAATACAGCAATAATTTATTATCAAGTCCTTTTTTGAAAAAAATCATCATTTACTTAAGTTTTTTTGTTGTTGCATCACTTGCACACGCTGCAATAATTTGAGTAACCAATTGATTTTATTATAATAATAAAAGGCCATCTTCTGAACCACCTACGCTAGTGTCCTGGCCTGATATCCGAGAGTGTTACCATAAGCGATAGTTGAACGAAATTGGCAACCAGAGATGCAAAATTTCTCAGCATCATTGCAGTTCAGTACCACTAGTGCGACGAATGTTCGAAGTAACTTAGCTTTTATCTAAAGGGCTATCTAAGAGATCGTAGAAAGCTGCCTGATCACTTCTGCTTTTTCAGGGGCAATGCTGGTTTTCATCTCCCCCGCCAGTTCTGAAATCCATATCAGTGCAATGTCTTTGTCTTTCGCTTGGCTCTCATAACAAATCCCCAGACGGGCGATGAGTTCAATTCTTTCTAAAACAACCACTTCATCCACTGCTTGCACCCTTTCCCTCCGATGCTTAATTACTGTATACATATACAGTATATGCCTATCGGATTTAATTGCGCAAGAAATTATTGGAAGCCCGCCCAATCGCTAACCGCCGGATAGTGCATTGAAATATCACCAAATTTGACTTTAGCGCCGCGCGCCAATGCCTCAAGTTCCCAGCGCGTCGGCTCAATGCCGTGTAGTGCCAGCTCTGAGTAAATTTTGGATACGCGATCGCGCTCGGCAGTGGTCAATCTGGCCGATGCAGCAGGCTCTATACGCTTATATGGGTCTATTCCTCTTTGCTGCCTGTTTATCTGCGGGGCATTTGCCCGTAAACGCGTCATAACAGACCGTGCAACGGTCATGTCATCCCAGTCAATCAGGGTTTCCGGTGCATGTTCCATCACCGCCACGGCCTCTACAGGCCCCCCATCCTGCGCATTTTCGGCGCCACCGCTGCCGACCAACCCACAGTTATTGACAGGACTCCGAGGCGCGCCGGAGGCGCTTTTCAAAGTCAAAGGCTCAACGGCAACGGCTTTAGCGACAATGCGCCATTGCGTGGTGCGGGTTTCATAAACACGATCGGCGCCGATGTGCGGGGCAAAAATCCCCGCGATTTTCTGCACTTCTTCGTCATAGGCGTTGCGCTCGTCGGCAACCCGGCGGGCTACACGCACAGTCTGATCGTCACGGGCAACGTTAGGGCCGCCCTGGGCCAGAATGTAAGCGGCAAAGTCACCGGCATCAGCAGCAGCGCGCACCGCCTCAACGGTTTCGTCAAACTCATCGGCCAGACTGACAGAGCGGATCTTGCGGCACTCACGCCATGCGCCGCGCGACGGCAGGCCGATAAAGTGGAATTGAGGGATACGCCACGTTGAAGCCCACGCGGTGACGGCGGCCGCCGTATCAGTCAACAGCTCGCCGGTTTCATGATCGCGCTCGCCGTCCAGCGCGTAGCCGTCGATATTTTTTGCAATGTATTTGGCGATATAGCCCGCCGCACCGCCTTTGTTCAGGTGCTTGCAGTCAAACCGGTTTTTAGCGGCGCCGCGCTCATCCCCATCTTCAGCCATGGCATAACGGCGCATGATGTCGATCACCTGCTGGCGCTGCTCTTTGGAGGTAAACAGCATCATATGCCAGTGCGGCGTCGCATCATGGTGCGGTTCGACAACGCGCACGCCGTAGACCTGCAGGCCCGCATCTTTAAACGCTGTGCGGATCTTGCTAAACAGCTTCACAAGATAGCGCTGGCCGTCTTTTGGCGTGTACGCCTCTTCATCCCATTTGTGATTAAAATGCACCTTCGGGCTGTTCTTGCCGACGGCGCGCGTCGGGTGATATTTGGATGGGGTGGTGATGGTGATAAACATCCCTTTATCGCCACGGATAGCGGCGGCCTGCTCAACACCGGCGATCATCGCCATTAACTCCATACGACGGATTTCTGGGTTAGAGATGCTTGCCATCACCTTGTCTATGAGGCTGAAGCGTTCGCCGGTCTCGACGTTCTCAAGCTCGCGGCTGTTCAGATAATCAAAATTGGACTGGCGGCGCGCTTTCACATCCCGAATAGCCTGCTTACTGGCATACGACGACGCCCCGCGATTCACATTACCCAGGGCGATCAGCAACGCCTCGCGCCAGCGCGTGCGCTGGGACTTAAACTGGCGTTCCCACCACTCGGAATCAACCAACCGTGACAGGCTGGCAATCGCTGACCGGGCATCAAGTTTGCCCTTGCGGTATTTGCGCCAGTGCATCGGTATGATGTTGAAGGCGCGCGCCATACCTGCAATGCGGCCATAAAATTCTGATTGGGTGGCATCTTCGAACAGCCCGGCATTGTCGCCGCCGTTCTCCGCCACAAATTCATCGCAGTAATCTTCGTAATTCTGCAGAAGTTGACCGGCCACCCGATCGGCGAGGCGGCGTAACTCTTTGTCATCCATGCCGGGCAGTGAGGCGTAATTATCAACTTCAGCAGAAAACCGCATTGACGCGGCGAGATTCATCGCATTTTTGGCGCTCACCGTTTGCAGGCGCGGCCAGATGCGGCGATCGAACTGGAATACCAGCCATTTGTTAGCGTCGTGCAGCCCTTTGCTCTTGAGCAAATTGGTGTAACGCGTCAGGAACATGGCGCTGAGGAAGCGCGGCAGGCGGCGGATATTGGTTAAAACAGCTTGCCCCTGAGCGAGTTCCTCACGGGTAAGCGGTCTTACCGGCCCGGCAACTGCCGGGCGCGGTTCGTTCCATGGGTAAGCGTAGGCGGGTGCCGCTTGGCTCATTGCACTTTCGCGCCGTTGGCGTAGGCGCAGTTGCCACAGTAACGCTCATTGCAAGCAGAACACAGCTCAACATCGAAGCCAACGGTGCGAATAGCGTTTTTCACGTCTTCTTTATCCAGCCATGTTCCGTCTGGGTCTGGTGACATCCACGGATCAGGAGAATACGGCAGCGGCAACCGCACCGGCGTAGCCAGCCGCTTTTCCAGCTCGGCGATGCGCTGAGTTAGGGCGGAGACGTACTCTTGCGAGTAGACGGGTTCTTCATTAAACGCGGCACAAGGTTTGATATAGCCGCAATCGCCGTAAGAAAGCTCTTTCCTGTCCCGCTCTCCCACATACCCTACCGGCTTGCTCAGTTCGCTCAGCTTATTGTCCATTTGCAGCCTCACACACCGCAAAAGCCTCTTGGCACAGGTTGCCAATGCGGCCTATTTCGGCACCCAATGATGCAATGCTATTAACACTGGAATTACGGACGCTGTGATGAATAAGGCCGTTCACAAGCTGGTTAATCGTAGGGTAATAGCCGATAGCCTCGTAACGCTCTTGACCTTCGCTTTTTCCTGTTTTCCCTACCTTCACCGTATTAAGAATGAATTGCAGGTTATCGCTGGTGATAACAAACTCAGAACCGATTTTAATTTCCATGTTATTTCCTTAATCGTAATTTTGATTTTCTGGTCTGCGTGCAAATTCTGAATCGCTCAAATCAGCCGCAATAAAATGACCTGCCAGCAACGCCAGCAGGCCGAGCAAAATAGAGAACTCCGTCATGCCTTCCCCGCGTAAAGGTGACTTTGCGTCTCGCGGATCTGCTGACAGCTTACGCAGGTATCAACGCCGGGAACGGCAGCGCGACGCGCGGCAGGAATCGGAGCATCACATTCTTCGCAAACGAAAGCAGAAGGCAGCGCAGAGGATTTACGGGCATTGATAATCTGCGCCTCCAATACCAGCGCTTGCCGCTCCTGTTCGTAGTCCATCAAGTCGGCCATTAGTGCAGCTCCTGCGCTTGATGCTCGATGGCTTCAGCCTCTTGGCGCAACAGCTCCACAGCCTCGACCGCTGTTAACCCATCTTGGGTGATGTGGGCCGCCAGCCGAACCAAACGCGCAGCAGCTACCTGAGATTGGTTTTTACGTTCATCAACACGCGCGCTATCTAACAAATCTTGAAACTCATTTGTTAAGGCAGAAACCGCGCGGCAGGTACCAGCGACAACACCACGCTGAAAGGCATTATTTGCCGAGCTGGTTAAAGTTGGAGTAAGAAGCAAAGATTCTTTCATCGTAAATTCCTTATTTCAGACAAAGCGATGCCCGGCGGGTTAACGCCAGAATTACGCAATGCGGTTAATTAACGTTTAATTCGCAATCATCATCACTGATAAATCGCGGTAAGGTTTTTGATAAATCAATCAGGTCATTCAGCGCCCACACGATTTGTTTACGCTCTGAATAACTCATTTCTGCAAACTTCATTTTTATATGCCGCTCTTTCAGCCCGGCATGAAAACAAACAGTTCTGCGGATATGTTCCGGCGACTTATCAAAAGCCTCTTGCGCCTGATTCCGCTTATGCGGGAACAGCTCACGCTTAATCTGTGAAATGCGCTTAATACCGATCGCTTTTTGTGTTTCAGTAGCCAACAACATGACAGCCCCAATTAACGGCAGAATAAACGGCGCAGCGGTGAAACTGGCTTAGCCGTTGACAGGCCACGCAGCAAGGCAGCCTGATCGTGACTTGGGCGCCAGCGCTTGCCGCCCGGCAGTTCAATAAAACCGTGTTCAAAATGCCGTGATGGGCTTTGTTGTTTCAGCAGCGGAGCGATAGAAATAACCACGGTGATCACCTCAGCTTAAACCAGCAACAGCGCTCAGCCCGCTGATCACGTCAACGGTGGAGGCCAGAGCCGGGGTGGATTGGATGCGGTTCTGAACGGTCAAGCCGATCAGCGACAAATGGCGGATCGCGGTGTTGACGCTTTCAAGCAGTGCGCTTTTACGTACCGGCGTTTTGTGGTCGCCCTGAACGGCGGCGGCGGCAACGTTGCCAACTGCGGCCGTAGCCTGCAGTGCATACGTTGGAATATTCCCGGCGCAAGCCTCATTAACAGGCACAGACGGCATGCAGTTGATTTGTGCCAGTAAGGCATCAATCAGGCTGGAATCCTCTGTAGCGTCAGTGATCGCCAGCAGTTCGGCACACGTGAGCTGATGCGGCTGGCCCGGACTCAATTTGTTGCGCAGCGTCTGGGCGTTCATGCCGAGCTGTTTCGCCAGCGCCGTCACATTGTGGCGTGCTGGAAACTGTCGGCAGGCTTCATCGAAGTGCGGATGTTTAGAAACAGCGTAATCAAACATAGTTCACTCAAAGTTAATCTGACAGGATAACTACACGTTTAGTGAAATGTTGCATTCAGACAGCGCTTGAACCGTCAATGCAACCATGTTGATCTCAACTGCTCCAGATTTGGTCTGCTTAGGTTTAATGGGTAAGCGCCCATCTTCAACCATATGGCGTGCTGTACCGATCGGCGTGCCAGTAATACGGCAATATTCAGCTAAAGGCAGGTAAGGGGTAGGAATCGCAATTGTAATGTTAGGGCGCATGAGGCAAGATCCGAAGTTAATCAATAGTGCTCAATAGTCATCAATGTTGCTTCAATCAACATTGGCAATGCTACGACAGCTTAAAGCGACATTGCAAGGATAAATTAACGTGAAGTTACATATAGAATTTGATCAAGGCGGCAAAGCAGTCATAGAGCGGATTGTTGAAGCATACGGATTCAGCACCCGTGTAGCTTTGGCTGAACATCTCGGCATAAGTAGTAGCAGCATGTCTATGCGCTACAAACGAGACTTCTTCCCGGCCGACATAGCGATCCGCTGCATGGCCGAAACAGGTGTTAAGCTCGAGTGGTTAGCGACCGGTAAAGGCAAAATGTATGACGATGGACGATTAGATGTGTTGGAGTTGCCCAGCAAAAAGTTGGTAGACGGTGAGGTCTTCGAAGCTTCTAATTTAGTGCTTGATAAAAATTTCTTCCCAGCCAGCCAGCAACCTCCTATCAAGCCAGTAATGGTCTATAACGCCTCAAACCAATATGTCATTGAGACCGAATTTAAAGAGATTTATGACGGTAAATGGCTAGTGAACATTGAAGGAAAAACGAGTATTCGCGATCTGACACGCATCCCCGTTAATAAAGTGCGTGTTACCGGTGCTGGCGTGCCTTTCGATTGTGGTATTGATGAGATCGGCGTTTTAGGCAGAGTAATAAGTAAAATAGAGTATTACTAAACACATGGGCATCAAGAAGCTAAATGACGGCCAATGGCAGCTTGACCTTTACCCGCTAGGGCGTGCTGCGGGTAAACGTATAAGAAAGAAATTTGCAACAAAGGGTGAGGCGATGGCTTTTGAGCGCTACGCTTTAGATCCTGCGACAAGCAAGCCATGGCTGGGAGAGGCAACTGATAAGCGGACGCTGAAAGAGCTGATTGATACCTGGTATTCATTACATGGAATCAGTCTAGATGATGGCGAAAAAAGGCAAACCACTATGCATCATGCCTTTGAGTGCATGGGGCGGCCATTAGCTACGGAGTTTAATGCTCTGTTGTTCACTAAATACAGAAAAGCCAGACTTGAAGGTAAATTTCCTAGAACTAGTCGCGTGCAGAAAGTTTCTCATCGCACAATGAATTTGGAGTTTGCCTATTTTCGAGCGATGTTCAACGAATTAAAACGCCTCGGACATTGGAAAGGTGAAAACCCTATCGAGAATGTCACAGAGTTTAAAATTGATGAGTCAGAAATGGCATTCCTTTCTGAAGATGAGATTAAACGCTTAATGGCAGAGTGCAAAAATAGCTCATCCGCCGATTTATCTATTGTGGTTGAGATTGCTCTTTGCACTGGCGCCCGCTGGTCTGAAGCGGAGGAACTACGCGGAACACAATTGACCAAACATAGGATCACGTTTACTAAAACAAAATCAGGGAAGAACAGAACAGTTCCGATCAGCGAATCACTATATGAAAGAATCCCTAAGAAGAATGGAGCACTGTTCAACTCTTGCTATTCAGCATTCCGTTCAGCTATCGCGCGAACAGGCGTAGAGCTTCCTGATGGGCAACTGACACACGTTTTACGGCATACATTCGCCTCACATTTTATGATGAATGGGGGAAATATATTAGTGTTGCAAAAAATACTCGGTCACAGCGATATAAAGACAACAATGCGTTACGCACACTTTTCCCCAGACCACCTTAGTGATGCTGTTAAACTAAACCCTATATCGAGAATGAAAAGATGAAAAAAAGATCAAAAATTATTATAGGAATTTTATTGTCAATTATTGCCATACTCCCAATTTTATCTTATGGTTTGAAGTTTGGGTTTAACATAAAAAACATATCTGGACAAAATGCAAATTGGGCCGCTTTTGGTTCATTTATAGGAGGCATCTATAGTTCTATTTTCTCTTTTGCAAGTGTTTTCATTCTTTCTATAACCTTATATCAAACTAGAGAAAACAATAAAGAGCAGATCCGATTAATAAAGCAAGAAAGCACTATTAAAGACTTTAACTTACTAGTTGAGCAATTACTAAATCATTTTTCATCACAAAAAAAATACACACCAAGAATAAGAGACGAAGAAAACTTTCTTCACAGACTTGATGAAGATCTAAGAACTAATCTTAAGCTTTCCCCAACATTAAGCTTTGAAGATCTTGTAGAGCAACATATTAGACTGCACACCTATGACTTATACAATGAGGAAGCTAACATAATGATAAACCTAGCTTACATATTTGATATGATTCCAGATGATTTGCGCAGTGTATATAAAACAGTTTTTAACTCAAAAATTAGTAACGACAGGCGATTCTTGTTAAAAACCTATATGAAAATTTTCAAATTTAATATAACTAACACCTTCATAGATAAGAGTGACTTCTGCGAAATCCCTCAAAACCTGATAGAGCTGAAAAATCAGTGTGACCGCCCTTTCTAG